CATAGGTATTAAAAACAAAACGTCTAAAACGTCTATCATTTCGAAACTCATTAAATTACTTTGCAATCTTAGTTTTGTTTTATAATCAAAATATCTAGTTACAGTCTCGTTCCAGGATTCTCTTCTATTTTCTTCATTTATCCATCTAGCATACCTAGATACATGTATAAAGCTTTGATAATCTGTAGGTAGTTCTATTGAATTAGAAACGGGTTTAGTTAAGTCGTATGTAGCCATTATCTTTTCCTTTTTAGTTTAGCTTTGTTTTTAAAATAAGCAAGGTTAAAACCTCGCTCCCATTCTTTAAATCTCATATGGTAACTAGGATAAGGATTCCTTAACTTACCATTATAAAATGCTCTTTGCCCTTCTTCAAATTGAATTTTTAAAGGTGCAATATTACTTCTTTTGCTTTTTTTGTGTTGTTGTGATTTTTGCAATGTCTATTCCTTCTATTTCATAAAAAAAAGTGTTAATATAATCAGACATTTCTTCTTCAACATCAGTGTCTACAGGCATAACGTAAACATCAGAATCAATCTCTAAGTCAATAATTATTCTAGCTAGTATTCTCATAACAACCTATTAGTTTATCTAAATACCATTTAGCTTTATTTAAGTCTTCAACAGGCTTATCTTTATATGTATATCTCCATACATATTTAAGAACATTACCTTTTAAATACCCTTTAAATTCTAAGGATGACATAGAAGCCTCTATTGCTTGTATAGCTTCTATGCCCCCTTCGTTATAGTGTTGTGGATAATTAACATCATCAAACTTCAATGTCGTAGGCTTCTTCATTGACTTTTCCTCTACCAAATACAAATAAACTTTCGTCTACGTTACTTGTTATTATTATTAGATTAAAAAAGGTATTAAGTATAGCTATACCTAATGCCGACCTAAAGAATACTACTACTCTTCTTTTGTAAAGTCCACGTGTACCACGTTTCCTTTTCGTTCCACAACAGGTTCTTCTAGTTCAAAATCTATGATTGAGTTCCATAGCTTATCTCCTTCTTTTCCTGTTATTTTCCCGTCAATAGCTTTATCAAAAAAAGTGGTATGGAGGCTAATAAGTTCATCAGATGCGATATAACTAAAGCCGACCATAGCACGAGCCAAGTCAAGATAATGCTCATAAGCATCACTAGGGAGGTCATCAGATGTTTTACAGGTAATAAGAGTCTCATGTATCCAGTCTCCGTCTTCATCTGATTTAGGTATAAGCCGAATAAGTATTTCGTCTTTACCTGTTTCAAGGGGCTTCTTTGCCATTATGCCGTAGCCTTAGCTATTTCAGTATAGTAATGCCAAGGGGGGTTAACAGCAGAAGAAGCAGGTTGAGGTTTATATTCAAGGTCATCCCAACAAGAATTTTTATACTCACAAAAGGAGCATGTCTTGCTTAGATGTTTATTACCTGTCTTCTTGCCTCTAAAAGTCTCTTCAACCGCCTCAAAATTTCGTTTAAAAGGCTTGTTATTTTTTATAGCCTCTATCTTATCTTGTATAACGTTTAAACGTTCTTTTATTTCTTCTTCAGTAAGCTCTAATTCTAAATAAGTCATCTCTCCAGTGGCTTTATTAATAGCCCACCAACCACCTATTTCTTTATTAGAGCCTTGAGCATACATAACTAATTGGTCTACATAACCAAATGTATCATGCTGTTTCATGTTAGCATCAGAAGAAAACTTATGTCTATATGCCCAAGCAGAACATGATTTAACATCATCTACTTTACCATCAATGTATAAGTCTGTCTCACCTGATAAAGTATGGTCGCCTATTTTAATCTCTACCTGCTCACTATCTTCAAAAGGTATTTTAGAAGCTTTTAAAATAGCTTTAAATATAGCTTCTATTGTATCGCCTAGAATCATACGCATTTTGAATGTAGAGTCATGGGGCTGTTTCTTTGCTCCCATAGCATCCATCTGCAACTGACATAAAGGCTTACCTAAATTAGAAGGTCGTAGTTTAAACACCCTTTCTTCTGGATTGAATTGGCGTTTGAGTGCTTTTTTAAAATACTCTCCCGCCTCTTCTATAATGTCGTCATCCATAGTAGACTTATCGGCACTAGCTTTTTCCAAGTACGCAAATATTCTTGCTAAATTATCATTCATATTATACGTCTACGTTTATAAATTCTTCAGCGTCTAAAACTACTTCAGCATCATTCATCTTCTTAGATGCTTCAGAAGCTTTTTGTCTAACCATTTCGCTATGAGATAAGATGTATTCATTGAACACTTTATTAGTAGCTAAGTCATCCTCAGTTAATTCAAGAGGCTCTTTCTCAATAGTAGGGTTTACAATATACCAACTGATTGCAGGAGTTTGCTTGTACTCCATTTCAAATTTTAGTTCTCTACTGTAAGGGGCTATCTTGTCCCTAGCCATTTGAGATAATGCGTTACCAAACTGTTTAAACGTGTCCTTACTACCAATCTGATACATAACAGGGAAGTTATCAAAAGATACTTTTTCTCCATTACCTTCTTTTACAGCATCTTCTACACGTAAGAAACCAAATAAAACTCTATATCTTTTTGAGCCTCTCCACCATGCTTTCTCATCATCACTAGCCTTATCCCAATCTTCTATTTTAGTTTTACCACAATTCATAGTACCTAATTCATCTAAGGCATCATCATATGGATTGCGAACAAAGACAGACCTATTTACGTATCTTCCTCGCATATCTTTACCTTCTTTAGTTTGAAAGATAGCATTCTCATCATATCTCTGATAAAAAAATCTTTGCTGAAAGACTCGTAACCAAGCGTTTTCAGCGTAGACAACCCCATACTTAGGGTGGTCAATCTTGACTGTGCCATCTGGTATAGATACTCCAGTAGCAGACCTAGTCTTATTGTTAATTGATAGTCTAGGAATGTTCACTATAGAGCTTGATGTATTCTCATCAAATATTCCAAGTGCTTCCATAGCCTGTGAAAAAGGCAAAGTATTTTCTGTTAATGTTAATTCTGTTGTCATATAGACCTCCTGTTAAAGTGTTATAGAGTTATACTCTAATTTGTAATAATGTCAAGTTTAAACGCTTAATATTTTATTCTTTTTTTATACACTACGTTTTCTCCTTCTTTCTGCCATGACATCTTAGGTAATGTAATTCTGTTATAAGGATGAGACCTGTTGTACTGGTACAGTTCTCTCCTCCATCTCACGAACATATCGCTTCGGTTCATCTATTTCTTCCATATCTAGCCAATCATCTCCTATCTTTAAATCTACTCCCATAGGAACATCTAAAGTAAGATTAAATTGAGAAAGCAACCTCTCTGGGACTCTTAGCATAGCCTTCTTTAACTCAAAAGGTATTATATCTATCTCATCGGGATGCACATCAACAACGATAGAATCGTGTACCGTGTTAATGATAAGTGATTTATATTTTTTTGAGTCTAATACTTCCTTAAATAATATACATGCTAAAGGAACTATTTCTGCGGTGGCAATGGACTGCACAGGATAATTTTTAATTTGTGTTGCAAAGGTAGAGCCATAGCGTGTCCTAGAAACTTTAGGAAACGAAAATTGTCTGCCCGTTATAGTAGTTATTGTTTTATTGTTTATAGCCTCTTCTTGTAAAGTCTCATGCCATTTTCCGATACTGCTGTACTTAGCCATAAAAGATTTATTATAAGCTACCTCAGCAGGAGAGCCTGACATACCTCCATACAAAGGTCTAAATGTCCTTGCCTTAGCATCTTGTCTAGACGTTTCTTGTCCTGCTTCTGTTAGTACTTTAGCTGTATAGGCATGAACATCAAACCCTTCATTAATTTCTTTTTTTCCAACGGGGTCGTCTGCTACCCATACTGCTGTCCTAAATTCTAATTGTGCAAAGTCTCCTTCTAATACCTTACCACCTTCAAACCTAGATACAATAGCTTTTCTTACTCTAGCTGTACCTCCACGTGGTAAGTTTTGGAAATTAGGTTTAGATGAGGACAGTCTTCCTGTTGCTGTACGTACTTGATTTATCTGGGGGTGTAGTATCCCATTCTCATATACGTTCTGCTGTATACCTTTACAAAAAGAATTTATATAAGTATCTAACGCATTTATACGTTGCATGTTAGTTAAGAATGTATGAGCCTCGTTTAAACCCTTTGCCTCAGCTATCTCAGCTAAAGAACCAAACGTAGTTTTATCTGTTGCGAATCCGTTTGCAGTTACTTGGTCTACTGACGTAGGAGAAAACTTAAACCCTGCAATTTCTTTTAATTGCTTATAAGTATATCCTGTACCTCTACAAGATTGACATTTAGGATGTTTCTTGTAAGGAGTTCCATCTTTTTTTCTGCGAAAGATTATACCTGAGCCTCTACACGTAGAGCATTGACGTACTTCTGTCTTACGAGATATAGTAGTTTGTGCTTTAACTATATCTTCTAAGTCTTTCTTTGGTATACGATTTTTATATTTTCCTGTGCCCCCCGCTCTAGTACCTATACCAAAAACTCTAGCCCAATCATTCTTATCGTTAACCTTACGTGACCATACTATTTCGGATAACTGTTCTGGACTAGCTAAATTAAAAGGCTTGTCCCCCATAACATCTTTTACTATGTCTTTATTCTTAGACGATTTAAACGCTCTCTCGTTGGAGTAGCCTAACCTAACTGTTTCTAAAGCATCTACATCAATAGCTAAACCATTTCTTTCTATGTCTATTAAAACTTTAGTCATCTCATTAGTCAATGTTAAGATAGGTAGTATAGATTTATATTCATCTGTATTAAATAATCTATCTTGTTCTAAATAAAGTTCACCACAAGATATTATATCGTACTTATTATATTCTCCTACTAAGCCGATAGGCATAGCCTCAAAGCCTACTTTGTTACTAAAATATTCTTCTATTAGTTCTGACTTTTTTAAAGTTACTTTTCTACGTATACAAGATTCAGCTAAAGATAATGCTAATTTTTCTCCTCTAGCTAAAAGATACTCGCCTGTCATAGTGTCATGTAAATCTCCGTCATAAGTAAAACCACATTCATATAACCATGACATATCATATTTTATATTGTGTCCTATAAGTAAGTCTGCTTTATCTAAAGCATTTTGTAACTCTGTAAAGTCATTAGGTGAAGCATCTTTATACTCATTGTGTTTAAACCATGTGACTGTTACATTTTCTACTTTATCGGTTACGGGGGCATGCCCTACACATACTAAATAATTATCTACGTGGTAAGGAGATGGGTTGCCATCCGTTACTTTATTTTCTATATCTATTACTAATTTATTGTGATACATAATATTTCCTATAAGTTGTGACTGAGTTTGATAGACTGTACGAGGTAATAACAATCGTCTATACAAATGAGTGAGGTTCAGTCTTGAGGAGGATTAAGTCTCGCTCAGTATAAACACAAACTCAGTCACGCCCCTACTAAAATGAAAAAAAGTAGGGTAATCGTTTAAACGTCTTAATCCATATAAGACGCTGTAAGGTGGTCAAACATAACTGCAAAGTTGCCATGCTGTCCTGTGATTTTATTTTTTACTATGTTAATCCATCTCATGTTGGTATCTCCTTCTTCCGTCTCTTCTTTACCTATTAAGACAATTAAGTCGGCTTCACCTGCCTTACCTGTCCTTGAGCCTGATAACATAGAATCGTTTAATATAATCTTTCCTGACGCTTCTGCTGATAGCTGACACATACCAAACACAACACAATCTTGTCTTTTAGCCAAGTCTCTGCTCTCTGCGTATAAACTTGTAAGTCTTTGGTCATCTCTAGCAAAAGTTCCACCTATCTGCGTCTTATCTAATATGTCAATTACAACAATATCTGGTTTTTCTTTTTCTACTATTGCCTCAATCTCTCCAAATGTCAAATTACTAGAGTCAAATACTTGTAAATTCTCTGACTTCTTTTTCCATTTATCTATAAATTTATGTTTGTATTCTTTTACATAAGCAATTCTTTCTTGACAAGAAGCTGTTACCATCCGTAGCATATGTCTTTGTGCTTTTTCTTCATTAGTAAACATTATACATTTAGCACCTTGGTCTAAGAAACCTTGAGGAGATGCAATAATAGAATGAGCGAATCCAGACTTACCTACATTAGGTCTTGCACCTACTACTACAAACATACCTTTGCTGATACCACCTACCCTGTCGTTTAAACTCGGTACATGAAATTGGTAGTGATGTTCTAGGTCTAGTTCTTCAAACAGTTCTTCCATATCATTAGATGAACGTATTTCATTTTCTTTTCCTCTGTCTGCCATTAGCCTAAGTTTTTCACTAGCTCTTATAATAGCAGTAGAATCATAATGGTCGCCTTGCATTATTTGTATAGATTGTTGTGCAACCTTTTGTGCCTGAGATTGTAAAGACATTTTATACACCATGTCAAAAGCTACCTCATCATCAATGTCATTAAGTTTCTTAATATTTTCAAACTCAATCATTATAGAATCTTTTTGACTGACGGTAATAGATGGAAACGTAGCTATATAATTCATAGCTATATCAGTTAAAGTTAAATCTTTGTCTTTATATTTTTTGTACGCATCATCTACTGCGTTTTTTACTTTTAGTAAACCATTAGAAAACATAGTGTCATCTAATCTATCTACTACTTGGTTATGAAAATCGTGGTTAGTCGCATACTTTTTAAGTATCTCTTTAGGCATACTTGTCATATTATTCTCCTCTATTAATTTGTCCACCAATCAGGCTTTGCTCTGTTCTTTTCCCATTTAGCATAATGCTTTTCATTTATACAGTAATCACGATACGCTACAATAGGATTATCATTTTTATATTGGTCAGGCATAGCTTGTGCTACTGGTGTAGCTAGGTTTATGTTTATTTTATCAGGCATTTTAGAAAGAGAATTAGCAAGTTTAGTTATGCTTGCGTGTTCTCTGCCATACCTATAAGCGTACTCTTTACCAAGAGATAAGAAATGTTTGTATAACCACATATAGTTTATACTGCTTTCTCTAGCCCAAATAGTGCAAGGATGATTTTTATATGCAGTCTTGTATAAACCTACTTTATCTGCATACTCATCACCATCTAAT